TCGGCTGAGCGTCCCACCACTTTTTACCGCCACCGGAAATGCCGACAAACTGCAAGAAGCTGTTTACATGGCGCATTGTGGTAACGCTGTAGCCGCTCCACAGGCGGACAAACTCGCCGTTTGCGGTGATCTTGCAAACCTCTGTGTTATAGCTCTGCAAAACCTTTTCGCCGTTGTCCTTTTCAATTACAACCGCTTTGTTATAGAAGCTCTTTGCTCTTTCGTAGCCCATCGGGGAAAGATAATATTTTTTCATGGTGTGATCCTCCTTTAATCTTGAAAAGATTGTTTCTTGTCTTTTCTTGATTATATTATAATTCGGAATTTGCGAATTGTCAACCCTTTTCGGAGAAAAAATTATCTTTTTCGGATTATTTTTTCCTTATATAATAAGGTATAAACCCGGAAAACCGCCGCCGGAGCTGGTATTTTGCTTTATTCCGCTAAAGTGTTAATACCACCAGCCGAAAAGCACCGGGAATCCACCAAAAATCCTCACAAAAAGACCGCCCATCACACCGCCGGGAAGACCCGGAGCGTGAGGGCGGTTTTCGGTTTCATAGTCGATAGTCGATAGTCGATAGTCGTTAGTCGCTATCAGAGTCGGTAGAGTCGATAAGATACCTCTGACGGATAGAGTCAGCGTCATAGTCGTTGTCCGGCTGAGAGTTGGGAGTCAGAACATATTCGGTCTTGTCTTGGTAGCCAAAGTTGTTCTTGCCAAGGAAGATACCGCTGACAGGGTTAATTTTGCCACTGTTCATGTAGTTTTCCCACATATTTTCCATCATAAAGTATGCCTTTTTAATGGTGTCAGTCACGTCAGTCGGCAACGTGCAATAGTTCCCACGTCCACCGAGAGGTTGGTCGTGAGTAACCGCCCATAGTTGCTGTCTGCTCCAACCCAATGCGATAGCCATACCCACAACAGTAGGCTTCATATCGTTTTCAGCATACAACATGAAGTATTCGTTCAGTCTTGCCACAACAGCGTCCAAATCAGTGAGGTCTATCTTCTGCATATTGAACAGCTCTATGTTGACCTTCATGAACTTTGCGTTGTCTCCCTCCTGTAACATCAATCCGTTATCACCAATGACAGGAGAGTTGCCGCCACGAGGTTTCTTTTTAATCACCTGTACGTCCTCAGTACCGTCTTTCTTTGCCATAAAAATACCTCCTTGAGAGTCCTCTTTCAGACCAGCAAGCCGCCCGGAGAGTCCTCTTTTTCTTGTTCTTCTTGCAGTAGTCGAAGTAGTTGAAAATCAATTTTTGCGGTAACTTTTACTATATAGACCCCTTATAAGAGAACTTATACGCAAAAACTAAAAAACAACTACTTTTACTACTTCATACCCGAAAAGTCGAAAAGATTGTTTTTCAATCCGATTTGTGTTATTTCACAAATGTCGTTTTTGATTATTTTTCAATCCTTTTCGGATAATTTGATACTTTCGAGCAGAAATGCCACCAACATACCAGCTTGCATTTTCCAGTTATTCAGCCACGAGAGCAGAGTACCGTCCAGTATGTGAGAGACAATTTCATTCGGGTTAATATCTTCGAGCAAGCCTTGAAGCTCCTCAAGCATTTTTCTTTCCATCGTTAGCCCTCCTCAGAATCTTCACCGCTTTACGCAATGCCTGTTCTTCTGCGGCGGTCACGGTAACACGCTCACTTTCCAAGAGCTTTTCAATGATAGTTGCCGCTTCATGTTTCTTCATATCATTCGTCCTCCATACTAAGACCGAGCAGAGCTTTGAGCTGTCTCCATATCCGAAGCTGTCTGCGCTCGATACGCTCATTGGAATAGTTGAGGAGAGTAAGCTGATTCAGAATCTTCTCAGTGTCCTCACGTCTCACCCGGTCTACCAGTCGCACCAGCTCGTTTCTCGCAGTGTCACGAGACTTTGAGTCTTGATAAGAGACGGAGGGAGCGTTGCCGCTCTTGAGGTGAACAGTCAGACGGTAAGGGTACTCGCCGGAGGTAGAGTCAGTCGCTTCGATGTACTCCACGTCCTCTGCATTGAAGTGAAAGTATTTGCTCCACGCAATCATGCCGCCACCTCCTTATTCGCTCGCTTTGAAGTTGTAGATAGGCTTCACGATTTTCAGAATATCCACGGTGTCTGCGATATTCTGAATGATTTCGTCCATAGGCTTATACACCATCGGAGCTTCGTCAATGGTGGACTGTCCAACGGAAGTCGTGAAGATACCCTTCATGGAATCCTCGAACTCCTCAAGGGAGACCAGCTCTTTTGCCTTGCTTCTACTCATGATACGACCAGCACCATGAGGAGCAGAGCAATTCCAATCCTCGTTGCCCTTGCCGACACCGATAATGCAACCGTCTCTCATGTTGATAGGAATGAGGAGCTTTTCACCAGCCTTGGCAGAGATAGCACCTTTGCGAACCATGTTTGAACCGAACTCAATATAGTTGTGAATGGTCTCGAACATAGGAAGACTCCAATAAGCAATGTCCGCACCGAAAAGATTACCCACGATAGCGTTTGCAATCTCATATCGGTTGATAGCGGCGAAGTGCTGACAGATTTTCATGTCATGAAGGTAGTCTTCACGATACTTCCCGGTAAGATAGCAGAGTTCCTTCGGAATACCGAGAGGGTTAGGGTGAAGCTTTCGATGAAGCTCTGCAATGGCTTTCTGAATTTCCGCCTTGCGTCCCTGTGCCTTGTATTCTGCAATCAGTTTCTCTTGCATAGCGTAGAGTTCGTCTTTGCCGGACATGATTTCAACGGCGAGCTTCTGATAGTATTCCGCCACCTGTTTACCCAAGTTGCGACTGCCGCTATGAATAATCAGATACTTTACACCCTCAGAGTCAGTGTCGATTTCGATGAAATGATTGCCGCCACCGAGAGTACCAATGCTACGTTCGAGACGCTTGGTGTCTTTCAGCTCCCGGAAGCAACGAAGCTGTTGCAGTTCTTCAAAGCGGACATTACGTCCTTCATGCACATTGCGTCCACTCGGAACGTATTTACGGATAATGGTGTCAATCTGAGCAAGGTCGATTTCGATATTTCCGAGTTCTACGGTCAGCATACCACAGCCAATATCAACACCCACAATGTTCGGGATAACCTTGTCACCCAAGTCGGCGGTGAAACCAATCACACAGCCAGCTCCGGCATGAACATCGGGCATGATACGAACCTTACAATCTGCGAAAGCTGGTTGCTTGACGAGAGTGTAAATCTGATTCAGAGCTTCGGGTTCGATGTTTTCAGTGAAGATTTTAAGGTCACTCATTTACTTTACCTCCTTGAAAAAGTTTGGGTTTTCGAGGACTTTCCAACGGAACTTCCTATCAACCGGGACGAGTCCCAAATCCTCGGCATAAAACCTCAAGTCATAGTCGTGGACGGTTCGTCCATCGGGCTTGAATGTAATCGGTGAATCCCAATCCCATTTGAGAAGCAGTTCCCACAGGTCGGGATATTCTTTACGGAGAAGTCGGAGCTGGTCTACAGTCTGATTATGACAAAACCAACAGCCACCTCTCGCCGCATTGGTGTAGATGGGAGACAGAAGGTCGTTTTCCTCGCACCATTTTCGGCAGTAGGCTTCGTCCCAACCTATATCCACCAACGGAAGAATGATACCGGGGCGAGTGTGCCGCTCAATGCGTTCGGGTTCATCGGCGGCAATGCCGAGGTATTGTACAATATTTGTATCAGCTCCTTGTACAAGGGAGCTTTGAGAAAACACCGTATCTTGAGCTTTACACACCACTTCGATTGAAGCACTCCCGGGAAACCTTTTATCAAGCCCTGTTTTTCCGGGTTCTTCCGAGTAGGAACGTGATAAAACATCTGCTCGAAGGTGTCCTTTTGCGATTCGGTTAAGAACCTTTGTCTTGAGGTCTGAGGTACACCACTGTCCTCGCTGGATAGGGAATCCGTAGATTCTTCCGACATTCTTTCCCTTGCTGAACACGGTGTAGAACAAGGACTCATAATCAAGCCGCTCTCTCTCTCTCTCTGAGCTGAGATATGCTCTACAATAAGACCGTATCGCTCTTTGATGATAGCGTCCGCTTTCTTCTTAAACTCTACCATCGGGGGAAGGTCAGCCGGAATATCCTGTGTAGCCCACACCTCTGCGTGAATTACTCTGTCGATGGGATAGCCAAGGAGCTTACAGGCTTCCAAACAAGCCAAAGAGTCTTTTCCATAGGAGAGGGAGAGAATGTGGGTCATATTACACTACCTCCTTGAGCTTGAGTCCCCAATAAATCATGAAACCGCTGGAAGTCGATTTTCTGTCGAACCATTCCGGGTGTCGTTCCATTTCGGAGTTGAACTTTCGAGCTGACAGGACGTAAGCTCCTTCGGATTTCGCCCACAGCTTGAAAGCGTTGTAGAGGTCTTTCGCCTTGATGTTTACGTCCTCATTGCGGACACAGCGGTTCTCAAGGAACTGCAACACGAGGTCATTGTCACGCTCATACTTTGTGACTACCTCAGTCAGAGAGTCCGCCATCTTGAGTCCGTTTTCCTTATACTTAATGTAGCCACGAACCAGCCACATGAAAATGCCGCTCATTGCTTCCGTGGAAGTCAGCTCGTCCTTGAGGTGAGTGTCCTGTTCCTCCGGCTTGAAGTGACGGTTGAACTCGATCACCTTGATACGCTGGGAAGCGAACAGGGACTTGTCTGTAACCATCGGAAGGTCATTACAGGAGAGCCAAAGGGTGAACTGCGGCTTGTAGGTAATCGCTGACTGGTACAGCGCACGAGCTGAGATTTCCTCACCGCCTGTGAGCTGTTTGATTTTCTCCTCGTCCAGCTTGCCATACTCATTCGACTCGGACATGGTGACAAAGCGTTTGCCCTTGAGTCCAGCGAGAGTAGGAGAAGCGGCTTCTGCGTCCTTCTGTCTGTCACCACGACAAATCATGCCTACAGGAGCAACCTTCGCATAGTCACCGAGCATATATTCGATGGTGTTGAGTAGAGTGGACTTGCCGTTTCGGGTAGTTTTACCGTGGAGAATGAACATACACTCCTCATTGCTCATGCCGAGCATGGAGTAGCCGAGCGCACGTTGTAGGAAATCCGCCTTGTCCTTGTCTCCCTGTGTAACCTCGTCAATGAAGGTCTCCCAACGCTCACACTTAACGTCACGGCGGATTGTGTGACGGAAGTTGGTCTGCATGGTGAGAAAATCGTCCCAACGAGCTTCCCGGAAGGAAAAGTCTTCGAGAGAGTAAGTACC